CGTATCTAAAGGGTTTTTTAAATTGAATTTATGGGTTGAAGCAGTACCACCTACAAACGGATACAAGGCTTTCATTTTAGTCCAAATGTTATAGCCCTTTAAGTTAGTTACCAAAGTATTATGTTCCCATTAATTGGAGTGATATATGGGATTGTTAAAGCTCTTGAATATTTCGGTATCATTGATGATCAGAACACTGCTAAGATGAAGGCTAATGCTAAGGCCAAGACTGATGCAACTGAGAAGGAGATGAACAAGAAGATTGCAGCTGAGAAAAAGAAGGCTCAAGCTGTGGATGATAACCTATCCTTTGAGATTCGAAAAGCTCAAGCAGCTGGAAAGAATACTGAGGAGATGGAGGAGAAGAAACTTAGAGCAGCTTTAAAATCTGGTCGGGCAATCCTTCAGATGCAGAAAGAAAAAATCAAAGCTTATGAGGATGAGATTAGATTGCTCAAGGCAACTGGTGATGCTGATAGTGATAGAGCTAAGAAGCTTGAGAAGTCATTAAAGGATACCAAGAAAAATGCGAATGAGCAATACAAGAATAATAAAAAGAATGCTCAAGATTTAACCATCTTAGAAATTGAGGAAGAGAAGAGACGATCTGATGCAGCCAATGAATCTCACAAGAAAGCAATGGAGAGAATCAAGAAGGCCAAAGATGATAAGCTTAAGGCTGCTAAGGAAGAGGCAGAGAGATTGGCTGAACTTGCTAAGAAAGCGAATGAAGATAGAATCAAGGCAGAAGATGATCAATTCCAATTGAGTCTTGACTTGATGAAGGAAGGCAAAGAGAAGGAATTATTTGAGCTTTCAATGTCTTATGATAAGAGATATGAACTTGCTCATGGTAATGCTCAACTTGAATATCAATTAAGAATACAAGAGCAGACAGATAGGCTTGCAATAGTCAACAAGTACAATCAGATGGAGCTTGATAAGATTGCTGAGCAAGAGGCTAAGAAAAAAGATCTTAGAAATAAGTTTCAAAGATTCATTAACTCTGAGCAAGAGAATGAATTGCTTGATCTTGATGAGTGGTACAAAGCTCAAGAGGCAATTAACTTGGCAGCGTTCAAAGCTGATGCTATTGATGAGGAGGAATTCTATCAAGCTGGCTTAAAATTGGATGAGCAATACAAAAAGAAACGTGCAGATCTTGATAAGAAATATGCTGATCAAGCCAAGGCTAATGAAATTAAAGCAAGAGAGGAATCGCTTAAGGGTGTAACAGCTGCAATTGAAGGAGCTCAGAAAGGATTGGATGAACTTAAAAAGATTAATGCCTTTGTCAATGAGATAGATCAAGCAAGACTGAATAAGATTGCATCCAACAGAGAAGCTGATTTATCAAATCTTGATGCTAATCTTAAAGCTCAATTAGAACAAGAGGGATTGACAGCTGATCAGAAGGCTGAGATTGAGAAGAAATTTGCAGAGCAAAAATATCAGATCCAACTCAATGCTTATAATGAAGAGGAGAAGATTAAGAAGGCTCAATTCAATAGAGATAAGGCTATTAAATTAGCTCAGATTGCTATTGATACAGCCAGTGCAATTGTTAAAGGTATTGCTCAGTTTGGTCCTCCACCATCACCAGCTGGTATTGCTGCGATTGCATCAGCATCATTGATAGGTATTACTCAAGCATTGGCTGTAATGAATCAGAAATATCAAGCTGGCTCTGCACCAACTCCTCCACAATTAGGTACTGGTGGTGGCGGTGGTACAGCTGGAGCTGGAGCAAGTTCATTCACTGCCAATACCAATGCTCAAACAACTGACTTGGCACAATTAACTCAAGGCCAACAGGCACAAGTACCAACTGCCAAGGTAGTGGTATTGGAATCTGATATCACTGGAACTCAAAATAAGGTTGAGGTACAAGAGGCTAAGAGTACGTTTTAATCCAGTCAATAGTTGACTTATTCCAGAAATTATCACCAGTTGAGAAACATCCCTGGAGTGCAATAAATTCTTGAGCTTTGCCAATGGATGGAACTGAGACTTTGCAGTTTATTCCTTGCTTGGATGGGACTTGATACACATTACAATAGATTGACTTGATAAAGTGATTATCCTCTTGCCAGTTTATATTGTCAAATAAATCAATAAGCTTCTGACTGTTCATCATTACTGGAGTGTGAGTCTCGTAATTATAAGCTGTAAAATTGTTATGCTTGAGGAATTCCAAGGTATTTGTTTGAGCAATCTGAGTATGTGGTGGATGTTCTGGATTAACAATCATTGAGCTCATATTAATAGCCACATGAGACTGCCATGATTCAGTGATAAAGAAGTCTTTATTCATATAGATAAAATCACCAGGGACTTGCTTGGCAAAAGTTAGGATTCTATTGGTTACATCACAGCCTCTGATATTATTGTGTTGAGTGCATGGAATATTATTGACTCCTGACACAGCTTTGCCAACTGTCCAGATCTCAGCATCAGGATAAACTTTGAGGACCATTGCAATAGATAGGTTGATTTCAAAGTCAGAGCTGGACTTGTGGTGATATGGATAAACGAATTTCATTTCGAACAAATTTACATATTATTTATATGCTTAGAGACTTACCACTTTATGATATCGTAATTGATTTGGATGATCCAGAAACAACAGTATCATTCAACAGCCTTGTGGCTAATCCAGCACATGAGAAATCCTTTGAAACATTTTCAACCAAGGTTGCTTATCAATTCAATGATGAGGAGCAAGTTATCACTGGAGTTGCAATATCTGCGAATACTCCCATATTTAGAAGAGATCCTCAAACTGGTGAGGAATATTATGTGAACTTTTCACCAGCTGCAATAAAGGATATCGTCTTTGATTATGCAAGGAGAGAGAACTTTAATAATGTCAATCTTGAACATGACAGCAAGAGAGTGGTTGATGGTATCTACATGATCATGTCATATATCATTGATGAGTCAAAAGGATTCACAGCTCCAGAAAGATTCAAAGATGAGAATGATGGCTCTTGGATTGTGAGTTATAAGGTAACCAATAAGGATGTATATGATGCGGCCAAGGCTGGCATGTTCACTGGATTCTCAATTGAGGGAGTCTTCCAATTGCTTGAGACTGGCAAAGGATGGGAGCATGAATTCTCAATCATATACCAAGAGCTTAAGAAAGTACAGGAGTATATTACATTTTTCAATGACTATCCTGAAGCTGTTACCAATAACGCTAAGAAAGGGATTGAGCTGAATCAAAAGTATGGTAATAAATGTGCCACAAGAGTGGGCCGCTTAAGAGCTACCACTTTGGCAACTCGCCAGACAGTATCTGTTGCTGTGATAAAAAGGATGTATTCTTATTTGTCAAGAGCTGAGGAGTATTATAATCCAGATGATGATTCTGCTTGTGGTACTATCTCATATCTGTTATGGGGTGGACTTGCTGCAAAGAGATGGTCAGAGGCTAAGCTTAAAGAATTAGGGATTTTCGAACAATAAAATATAATAAGTATGAACAAAGAATTAAATACCATTAAGGAATTGATCGCTGAAATGAAAGCACAATTCTCAAAGTCAGTGGAAAAATTTGAATCGGCTACATTAGCAGATGGTGTTACAGTGATAGAGTATGAAGCTCTTGAGGTTGGAATGCCAGTCTTTGTTGTTGCTGATGGTGAAATGATTCCAGCTCCAGAAGGAACTCACGCATTAAGTGGTGAGCTTGCTGGTGTATCTATTGTGGTTGATGCTGAAGGTATCATCACTGAGATTATTGATGAGAGAATGAATGAAGATGCTGGTGAGGTTGCTGTCGAAGAGACATCAGCTGAGGCAATGAGTGCAGAGAAAGTTGAATCAATAGTAAATGCAAAGCTTGAGGCATTCAGCAAAGCTGTCGAAGGATTGGCTGAAATGACTAAGACTATTGCAGAGACAAACACAAACTTGGTTAATGAGTTGACCACTTTGAAAAGTGATTTCGAGACTTTCAAGGCTCAACCATCAAATGAAACCAAAGAAGCTGAGAAGTTCAGCAAAGTTGGCAACTTGACAGCCAGACAAATGTTTTTGAAAAATTCTAAAGTATAATAAAAATGTCGTTAAAAAAATATCTACGCACAAAATTTGACTGGGATGTATCTGGTCTTGCAGCTTATGTTGATGAGCAAAGAGAGGACTTGATTGTAAAGTCAGTTACTGAGGCTCGAACATTACAATATGTAACAATTCAACAAGGGATTAAAGGATCTCAAGAGTTGAAATTAATGGATGATTCAGTTGTTTATCAAGCTGGTGATTGTACAATGACTCCATCAGGAGATACTGTATTCACTGATAGAGCTATTGCAGTTGAGACTCTTGGATATATGAAATCTTTTTGTCAGAAAGATCTTGATGGATTTTGGACTCAATTAGGTTTACGTCCAGGTGCATCAGCTGAAGACAAGACTCTTCCATTTGAGCAACAAATCATTAACTACTTATTACAGTTACATTCATTCGAATTGGATAAATTAATCTGGAAAGGTAACAAAGCAACAGGTTCTGGTAACTTGGCATTCATGAATGGATTCCGTCAATTCCTTACAACTGCAAATGGTTGTGTGAATTTGAACACTACATCTGTTGCAAGCATCTCTGCATCTAATGCATTTGATGTATTTTACAACTGTTTCATTGAAACTCCAGCAAATGTTGCTGAAGCTAATGATTTCATTTGTTTCACAGGACGTGAGAACTTTAACTACTTGACTAAGAACTTGGTTGATGATAACTTATTCCATTACAATCCAGCTAACATTGGTGACTTGAATGAGTTGATCCTTCCAGGAACTAACATGAGAATTGTTAAGGTTAACGGATTGAATGGTCTTGATAATATCTACACTGGTAGAGCTTCTCAATTTGTATTCGGAACTGACTTATCATCTGATTTTGAGAACTTTGATCTCTGGTACAGCCAGGATGACGACCTCATATATATTAGATCTAAGTTCAGAGCTGGAGTGCAAGTACCATTCTTGAATCAAATCGGAGTGTGGAACGGAACTGGTTCACCTAACTAATAACTAATAAGGGAGGGGGTAACTCCTCCCATTTTATAAACATTAAAAAATAGCTTTATGGCGTGTAATATGACAAGCGGATATAATGACAGAGCTTGTACCAATGGAAAAGGTGGTATCAAGTCAGTGTTATTGTTCCCATTAGGTAATGTATCTGCATCCACAATTGCTGACAATGAGGTTACTGCTTTGACTGTTACTGGTGAAGTATTTTTGTATAAGTTAAAATCTAACTTATCAAGCTACACTGCACCAATCAGAGTGAACAAAGGTAACGGAACTCTTTGGTATGAGCAAACTTTGACAATGATCTTAGCATCAGATACAAAGGAATTGCGTTCAGAGATTCACTTATTAGGTCAGAATGAAGTGGTTGCAATAGTTGAGAAGGCTGATGGCACTTATGTTGCATTAGGATTTGGTGAAGGCCTTCAGATTGCTGAAGCTTCAGCTTATGGTTCTGGTGTTCTTAAGTCTGACAGATTAGGTCATGATATCATCATGGGTGGATTGGAAAATGATGCAGTTCCAGATGTTGATCAAGCTGTTTACGCATCTTTATTGACACAGCAATCTCCATCAATTTAATAATTGATTAAACTCTAATAGAAGGGAGGGCGGTGTCCCTCCTTTTTTTGTATATTTGAATTATGGAAATATTAAAGAAATACATTGGCACAATGCAGTGGTCAAATTTCCTCAAGAAATGGTTAACTATTGAAAGAGGCCAAGAGGACTTTTACCAATCAATTGGATTGATCCATATATTCGAGAGAAAGAAACCTAAACTAATTAAAAATGTTGAGAATACAGAAGGCGAGCTCTTCAAATCTAATAGTAACAGTAACGGAACTGACAACAGTTAGTCCAGTTTACTATCTGTTTGAGTTTGAGCATGAGCAATCATTCTTAAAATATTATTGCATCCTTCCTAATTTAAGCACAGCCATATCAAGATATGATGAGTTTTTGCTTGAGGATGGGGTGGATGTAACCTTTGATTACGATGGATACTACACATATAGAATCTATCAACAAACATCATCAACAAATCTTGATCCTGACTTATCAGATGGCTTGGTTGAGGAAGGCAGAGCTCATGTATTTACCATTGACTCACCATCAATAGAATTTTCAACAAACATAACATTCAACATATATGAGTAAGTTAGAATCAATGTCATTCAGAAAGGACTTTATCCTACCAGTTGAGGAGCAAGATAGAATGCTTGGCTTTATCAAATGGGGAAAAAAGAATGACTACCCATTTTTTTTAGTGGATCTTTTTAATGGATCAGCTTGGCATCAAGGAATCATCAAGAATAAAACTCACTACATTGCTGGTGGAGGACTTGAGGTTGTATCTGGTGAGCTTGCAAGATTCATTGCAAATCCTTACTCTGATTTCAACATGAATGAGATTGTTGAGCAATTGGCATTTGATTATGAATTATTCGGAGCATTCGCTGTAAAAGGTACTTGGAATAGAGAAGGGACCAGAGTTGCTGTGTGGGAGTATCTTGGTATTGATGCAATCAGAATATCATCAGATGAAAGAATGTATTATCTATCAGATGACTGGACAGTTCAACAGCAATCAGCTGAGAAGACAAATCTTAGAACAATTCCAGCTCTTGATGAGAACAATAAAGTAGGATCGTTTGTTTTATATTACAAGGATCCAGCAAAGAAGGCTCGCAAAGAGCATGGAGTCTATCCTAAACCACCATATCAAGGTGGAATCACAGCCATTCAGACTGATGTTGACATTGCCAAGTTCCACTGTTATGAACTGCAAAATGGATTCAAGTCAGGAACTATGATCACATTCATGGATGGTTTCCCTGAGACTCAAGAAGAGGCTGAGTCATTCAAGAATCAAATCAAAGGACCAGCATCCAACATTGAGAATAGCGGTGATATCATCATAACATTTGCACCATCAGCAGATCAAGCTCCAAAAGTTGAGAGCTTA